GACCCGTAGATAGGGGATTGAAACACGTCACTTTCGTGGATAATTTCATACTTACTCATACGTGCGTGACCCGTAGATAGGGGATTGAAACCCAGATAAATATAAACGCCCCTTGTGAGATACAACGAATTTAACACCTGTAGGCACTTTATTTGCCCCTTGATAAACATCAGCATATTCAAATTCACAAGGTTCGTATGTTATTGTCATATTTGTATAATTGTACTTGGTAACACCTGTAACATGATTTTTATCAAGTTTTGTATGATTATCTGCCGGACTCACTATTTCCATCACGACATAATCATTTACAGCAGTACCAATTACTTCAACATACGGTGATTTAGAAGCTTGTGGAAACTTGCCATAAGCATATAATTTATTCCCATCAGCAAAAATGTATTGGTTCATATGATTAACACCGGTCATTTCCCCAGCCAGCGTTTTAATAAATTTAGAACCAACGTACATTTTTTTGTTTGTTGCTCTGATTAACTTATCTTCGTCTGTATATGGCCTTAAATAATCGATGTGTAATATTGGGCCATCTAATTTCAACTCATCATAATACTGTTGACCATTACGCTTTTCCAACAATGTTTCGTCGCAAAACATCATGTTTAACACATTACTCAATTCATTATTCTCTAATTGGTCAGAAGCGTTATTTAAGCCACCAGAGAAGTCCTTAAACGAAAAACTGTATATTTTGTTAACAGGAGGTGTATTCTTTTGTATATAAGCCATTAAAACACCCCTTCATCATCAAGCCTTGTTTTGCCCCAATAAGGCCTCAAATCAACATAATCTACAACGTATTCATCTTCTATTGCTTCACCAGTTGTGGGGTCAACTATAACGATTTGTCCACTTTCTACAAGCGACTGCATTTCTTCTAATTTAACTTCAAATTCATTCATCAAAGTGGTTGCTTGGTAATGTCTTTCATCTTGGCTGAAACATCTTGCAGCAGCATAAACAGCCAATAAGTGTTGATATTGTTCGGGCAACATGGAAGGTTCAGAGGTTGGAGTCAACAAATACCCCATATTTTTTAATTGAGGGATGGCTTGTCTAAACCTATCTATAGCTTCATTGATAAAATCAACGATGTCATTTTCACGAAATATGGAATTCGTAAAATCCCTCGTTAATGAACGTACCCTAGCAACTATCTTTAATCGCTGCAACTTATCACCCCCATTTACTCAGTCTTCTTTTTCTTCTTCGGCTTTTCTACTTTCTCTTCAACAACTTCGTTATTAGTTACAGCAATGTTATTTTGAGTTGCATACGCTTCTAAAAAACTACTCATCATTTCGATGAGAATATTTAGACGTATGTTGATGTTATATAAATACCTTTCGGTTACATTTAGAGGTTCATCGATATTTTTCAAATTCTGCATTTTATCACCTTATACTAAAAGAGGTGAGGTGTTACCCTCACCCCTGTTATTTATTTGCTTAGAAGCAAATCGTTATCAGAGATTAAGGAGCTTTACCACCCCCATTTAATCGCCCCCAGAGGTAGCACCGCCCTCAGTGGTAACAATCCCTTCAGAACCTAAATCCCTTCAGAACCTACCAGACCTCTCCAATCAGATACGCCGTAGGAGTACCGCATATATCCACGATATTTAGCAACGAAAGTATCGAAATCTTCCTCCCATTTGAATTCGGGCCGTTTACGCCAGAAGAAATTCAGTTGATGTCTTGCACCATCCTGTAAAAACCAGGCAGTGTCAGAACCACCGGCTGCCGCACTAAGATAGTCCAGTACAACAATTTCAATACCATAAGAGTTGAGGAACTTATTGGTATCATTATAGTCAGTACCAGGCAGCTGTGCGGATTTCAACAACCGAATCGCAGTATCTTCCAGTGCAGGAGGAATGATAAGTTTAGTTGCTTTCATCTGAATCAGGTTGCCAGCCTCGTCAGGAGTTTCCCTCATCAGCTTCAGACCGGCTTTCAGGTTAGCTTCATTCAGAGGGCCAGTGATAAGGTTTTTACCCACACCAGTGGAGTTTAACAGCGGATGGTCATTAGAAAACAGCGGTTTGCCATCATAAATTGTAACACCAGATGAGGCAAATCCTTGCAGCAAAGGTTTGACAGCATCTTTTTCAACCTTGGCACGACCAGACCGAGCCATTGCTTTGGGCAACTTCTCAATCTGACTGTACATATCGTCATCATACATTTCACGAGTGACCATAAAGCCCTGGGTAAATGCATCATGTTTGTAGGTTCTGTCCAAACCAGGGTCTAAGGTTACGTATGCGACTTCATCAAGCTGGCTTTCACGTTTAGTCCAATCACCAAACGCACCCATTCCCCAATCGTGTTCGACGGCCTTATCAGAGTCCATCACATTATAAATCTTGGGGAATTGTTCGGGTATCTCGTCATAAGTCTCGAAAAAGATTTTACGCAGCCCAGGTTCTAACAGTTTACCGAAGTTCTCTACATTGTCTCTATCGGAGTCAGTATAATTAAAAGTATTATCTACAGTTGGCTGCACAGGAGTTGCAAATAGCTGTAAATCAAATGCTCTTTCTAATTTCATAATTGCGTGTTTCCTCCTTTAAGTCTTCACATTTTTCCACTTCGCATATTCCGCATAAGGGTCTTTTGAATTCCTAAACATATGCCTTGCTACCTTCATTTCTTGTTCGGTTAGTTTGGGGGTGTTGTCTTCGTAAACAGCTCCATCATTACCAGAAGTAATAACAGTTCTGGTTGTTTCAGCCTCAGCTTCAAGTTCCTTTAGAACTTCTTTTCTGATTTGCTGTTTTAATTCATCAATATTGAGATTGGTTTCGGATGCGGGCTTTTTCATTGATTTGAGTAAAAGGTAAGCATCTTCAAGGTTAAGGATTTTCTTATCGTGAGCTATTTCTAATACTTCACGAACATCAAAGTCATCGTATTTTTGCTGAAGGCTTTCAATTTCTCTTTCAACCTTCATGTCATATATCGTAGCTTCTAGTTCAAGAATCTTTTGGATAAGAGGGTCAATTTGTTGAGGTTTCTGACCATTTATTATCCTTTGAAGTACCTCTGGATTTTCTCTGATTTGTTTTACAAATTCGATTGCTTCTTCGGCCTCTTTACGCTGTCTGGATACTTCCTGGGTTTTCTGCGTGTAATCCTTGTTGCGTAAATATCCTTTGCGAAGCTCATCGATTGTGATTTCACCTATGCCTTCTAGGTAAATTGTTTCGGGTATTTTGGTTTGTGTTTGTTCGGTTTGGTTTTCGGGTGATTTTGAAGGAGTTTCGGATGGTTTGGGGTTTTGAGGGTTGTTTTCAGGTGGTTTTTCATCGGTTTTGGTATCGGATGGTTTAGTAGAAGTGTTGGGTGGAGTAGGATTCTGCGTTTGCTCAGTTTTCTGAGTCGCTTCCTCCTGTTGCATCTGAGCTTTCATAGCCCGATACTCATCGATATTCAATTAAAAACCTCCTTTTGGAATTCCTTGCGGAGTGTTCCAATTTATCTTAATATTTCTTGTATTTCTGGATTTTCCATCAGCAGCAGTGATAATTCTTCATCACTCATGTTTTCGAGTCCAGTTAGTATTTCTTCTGGTAGTCGTTGGTCTGCAACACCTTCCATTTCCTCAATACTTATAGGTTGTTCTTTTCTTGAGTACATTCTTTCGGCATCAGTGAATCCTTTGTTGTATGATTCATCACGCAGCTTGTTTTCTTTTTCCATCTGGATTCTCTCATTCTCTATTTTATCATGCTTGTCTTTTAGTTGTATAATCTGCTTATTTAAGCCTTCTACAGCAGTCATTAACTCTTGAATCAAGTTCATTTGTTCATTATCTCTCTGCTCACTTTGCTGAACGAACTGCTGCATTTGTTTACTCATTTGCTGAACAGCTTGCTGCAACTGTGCCAAGTTCTGATTTTGACCTTTCATTCTACGCAACATTGAAGATTTAACTTCTTCAGGTAAGTATTGAACAACTGCCTCTCTATCAACGATAGGCATACCATCTGGCATAGGTGTTTGAGCAAGCCTAATCATCAAATCAAGCATAGCTGACCTATTAACCGGCATAGTGCTACCAGCAGTTATCTTAATGTCGTAGTCATAATTCAGAGTGGATGTGACGAACTTCTTCATATCGTAAGAACCATCTGGTTTAGTGATGAGCAGCCACTTGTCATCCTTCCAATACTTCTTCATTCGCCTGTACCACTTCTGCCCAACTTTAGCCAAGGATTCTTCCATCAACTTAACTTTTAACCTGATGCGAACCTGTCCAGCCTCTTGCAGTGCTAGGATACCTTGTGCAGTATATACACCAGTGACTCCATCACCACGCAAGGATTCATGAATACCGCTGATATAGTGTATATCACTCTTTATAACTTCTGGTTGCTGAGTAACATACATAGGCATTGACGGTGCTGGTTCCCTGCGTACTTCTGAACCAGGATTCTTGCGGATTACTAAGCCAGGTCTTGCAGTTATCTTTCCAAAAGGAATACCGGCATTTTTATCAATTATCCAGGGCATATTAGCAGTCGCCTTGGCAGTATCGATAATGCAGTTGTTGATTTCATTCAAATAAACCTGTGGTGATAAGAGTTGAGCAACTTCGCCCTCACCCCAAAATACACCTGGAATATCATAGTCCTTAAAGAGTACAAAAGGATGTCCATCTTCATAAGGTGATGCAGTATCACTCAATACAACGCCAATTTCAGGACACAAAATAATATGTCTGCCATTGGGATATTTGGACTTGGTTACTTTCTCGTCACCATTGATTTGTTCTTCAACCTCATAGTCTTTTGTCCATATATCCAGCACTAATACTTGGTTCTTTAGATTGGAGTTCTTATCATTACCAGACACCAATTCACTGTAGTTAATTTGACTGCCATGAAGTTTATCGGCCTTATCCTTAAACATACGACGAAGTAACACTACATTCATGTATTTAGCGTAAATAACGTATTCAGCATCCTCAAAACAAGTAGCTAGTGGGTCTACAAAGATACAGAATGGACTTACAGGTATGCATTGAACTTCTTTTTTTTGAGCATCCCAAGAAATGAAGAACACAGCGTTTCCAATAACCAAAACATTAATTAACTCTCGGTACAGCTTTGAACGCATTTGTTCTCTATCCCACTCATACATCAAAGCCTCATTGCAATCATTGGAGAATTCCATGCCCTCTGGCTGCCGAGGTATACTTTGAAATGTTGGGTCACTATCAAGCATGATGGGCCTGATAGTCTCGATAGTGGAGAATATATAGTTACTAACTAAATTTGACTTGTAATCAGGTAAGTTTTTGTTCTTGAAGTAATCACCTTTGTAAGCATCGATATATGTAAGCCACCGTTTTGTCCAAGGGGCTTTGTGTATCATTGCTTCTTTGAACTTCAAATTCCACTGATTAACAAGCTTTAATTCTTCACTTTCCGTGTCTTGATATGACAATATACTACCTCCTTTACTCAACGTATTCTGGAGTTTCTACTTGTTCAAATAATGGGTCAATTATTTCTCTCACCTTTTTGTCTCGCTGGTCGATTGGGATTTCTGGTGTGTATGACTCTCCCCTACCCTCCAATAACAGTTGCAGCATGATTGCGGTAGCCATAACTGTATCGTCATAACACCCTGTTTGAGCGTTGGTTTTACCATCGTCATCGATGATGTAAGTGAACATTTCGCTGATAATCAAATCAGAATAGATGCCCAAAAACATTTCCCTTACAAACTCAGCTAATTTATCTATCATTAATGGCTTTGTTCTGGAACTGGTTGTCCATCCCAACTTTTGGGTGATTTTATCAGTTATCCTATCGTAAGATTTAGAGAAGTACAGATTCCAATATTCTTCTCGCTTCATAATTGAAAGTGTGGTAAGTCCGTGGTTATTATTCTCTACGCCAATATAAGCATCGTTGTAGAACTTACCTAGTTTTATTAACTCAATTCCAAATAAATCAGGGTCGATATGACCATGCCACATAGCTACAATGTCAAAATCCTCGCTATCACCGACTACAGCACAGGAGTAGTCTCCGTGTGCCAATCCTTCAGCAACATCAGCACCGATACAGTAGAACCGATTAGGTTCTGGTTTACGCCAAATAGATACATAGCCATTCTTATCAGGTAGAAATGTGACTTTGCCATCATCGCCATATTGTAAATAGCCACGTTCAGGGGTTTCGGTGATGGTTTGGTATTTGCGAAGGGCTTTCAGAGAGAACTTTGGTCGGCCAGTTGATATGAAAGCTTCTTCGGGAGTTGCAGGATACTCCTGCATGAATAGCATTTCATCACCCTGGCACTTGTTAGCGATGGTATATTTACGCCAATTAAGCTGCTCATAAGTCAATCCATACTTGTCTTTCAACTCTTTCTCGTAAGTATAGACACGTTCGCCATTAGCATTGATTGAGTAGGATTCGACTTCTTCGATAAACTGCTTTCGTTCACTATCTGTTCTGAACGGTCTGGTGTAGCCAGGGTCTATAAACCAAGGTAGAAATATCGGTGTAAACTCATTTTCACCCTTAACAGCTTTAGTCCACAATTCATGGAAGTAATTACCAACACCATTAGCAGTTGATTCAAGTACAACCAGTGTATTTGGCTCATCAGGAACAGATTGCAGCAGACCTAACATTGTAACTTTGGGGTCAGGGAAGAAAGCCAACTCTGAAACGTGTAGATTGTGTATAGTCGCTGACCGACCAACTTCCCCAGTTCCAGCAGTAGCAATCGATATTTTGCTGCGTAAGCCAGGGTTATTTTGCTTCTTATTTTCATCACTTTCAGGGTTTTCAAAGGCTAAAATTTTACCATTTGAATACTTCTTCATAGGTCTAATCAGGTCAGGAAGGTTTTCGTAGTAAAGCTTTGACATTGCAAAAAGGTTCTGTGAGGCAGGTTCTTCATGAGCTATG